CTAGCGCTCGCCGCTCACCCTGCACGCGACTTCGCGGTCCTCCCGCGCGGGCGGCGCCGTTTCGCGTCCGCGCCAGCGCTCGCGGCGATCCGCGAGGATCGCGCGGAGGCCGAGCACGCCAAAGTATACGCCGATCAGGCCCGTCGCGATCATGAGCGGCGCGTCCTCGTACGCGCTCACGAGCGCACCAGCCGCGTCGCGCTTTCGAGCTTCACGCCCGCGATTTTGCGCCCCGCCTTCAGCGCTTTCTTCAGCGCGCCCTTGTCTGCGCGTGGCGGCGGCGCTTCCGGGAAGTACAAGAACTCGTGCGGGATCGTCGCGCCGTCCGCGATCTGGATCGCGGGCGGGTTCTTCCGGAGGGTGAGAGTCGACGTCTCTCCCTCCAGCTTGTCGAGCTTGCTGGTGGTCATGACCACAGTCACGTAATGTTCGAGGCGCTCCCGCTGGCGCTGGTACCTCTCCACCCTCTTGCAGAGCCGCTCCATTTCGCGCTCCGAAGCCGCTTCCAAACTTTCAAACATCGCCAGGGTAGCGGCAACGGCATCCGTTTTCGCGCGCGTTCCCGCCAGCTCCGATATCAATTCAGCGGTGAGGCTCTCGCGCGTCGCGTCGTCCATCTCCGCGTCGTCCATGCGCTCGATGCAGTCCGCGATGAACTCGACGCGCGAAACGCGGTCGCCGAGCGAGCGCTTCGGCGCGGGATTTTCCACGCGGTGCGTGGAAATTGCGAGCGCGGGCGGCGGCACGACGGAGAGCCGAGGCGCGACATAAGGCGCGCCCTCGTCCCACTCGTGCAGGTCGGGCGCGTTATCGAGGATCGTCGCGACGGGCGTGGGCGCGCTCATTGCGCGCCCCCTTCCATGTCGGCGAGCGCGTCGTCGGCGTTCGCGAATACAGGCATGCGGTCCTCGTCGAACCATTCGGGCTGGTCGCACATCGCCGCCTCGGCCAGGCGGTCGTAATAATCCTGCTCGGTCTCGCTGTAGTTGTCGGGGTCGTACATCAGCGTGCGCCTCCTTTGCAGTCCGAGATGTAGATCGAGAGGCCGATCGCGCGGACGCTCTCTTCGCCGAACGTGAGCCCGAGGCCTTTGCGGGCGGCGTACGCCTGCGTTTCGAGGACCGCATCGACTGCGGCCATCATCGCGGCGCACATGCAGGCCGCGCGCGGCGTGATCGGCGTGGGTTCCGGCGCGGCCGGCGGCGCGGTGCGCGTCGCGGGCGCGGTGTAGAGGCGCTCCGGAGGAGCCGGGATATCATTGGGGCTGCTGTAGTTGTTTGTTCCCTTACTTGTAGGTGCTTCGGATGCGGGCGCGTTCACAGCGCGCCCGCCGCCGCTTAAAGGCCGAAACTGCAGCTGAGTCCTGCCCTTGGCAATTTCCGCCTTCACCACTTCGAACGGCACGTTCGCCGCGATTCCGGCCGATTTCAGCGATTCGGCGAACGGCTGAGGCCAGAACACGCGCCGGCCGTCCACGAGCGTGAACATGACCTGTGCGGGCGCGCCAGGGATCTTGCTCGGGTATTCGCGCCCGTCCGCGTACGCGAGCGCCACGACTTCGGGCTTGTTTGTGGCGAGTTCCAGGAGGTCCGCCATTATGCTGCCCTCCGCGTTTTCCGGCCGCTGCCCACGCGCACGAACAAGCCGTTGCCGATCGCGGCGATGCCGCGCGGCGTGACCGCGCTGCGCCAGTCATCGAATACCGTGTTCAGATCGCGCGGCGTGAAAATGATCGCCTCGCGCTCGCTCTGCTCGTCGCGCTCCGCGTCGGCGCAGTACGGCACCGCGTCGGGCGCGATCGCGCGCGCCAGTTCGAGCGCGTCGTTTGCCGCGCATTCGAGCGCTTCCGCGCGAAGTTCGGCTTCGCGCTGTTCTTCGCGCGCTTCGGCGAGGCGCTCCTGGCGCTCGTAGTAATCGCGCTCCTCGTTGACGCCGTTATAGTCGTTGGGATCGTACATTCGGTTGAGTTCCTTTCGGGGTTGCTGCCGTTGTTTGGTACTCTTTTAGTCTACTTCAGGCTGCTTGTTGTAGTCAATAGAAAAACTACAAAAAGCAGCTTGTGGTAACTTATTTATCGAGTGGCAAAAAAGAATGACTTGAGCACGGTCTCGGCAAAGAAGTATCTGTCGGAACTGGGAAAGCGCGGCGCAGCGGCGCGTACCACGTTCAGCGGAGGACGCGCGCCGACGTGCGCGTGCGGCGTGTGCGCGAAGTGCAAAAAGCGCGAAGCCATGCGGAATTATCGAGCGGGAAAGAAGGAGGGAGTGAAGTGAATCCGGCAATTCTGCAGCAGCCGATTTTTCAGGTGACACTGCCCATCGTTCTTGCTATGGGCGGTACGGTGTGGGCTCTGATCTCGACTAACAACCGGCGGCTCGACGACATACGCGCGGACCTCAAAGACCTTCGCGGAGATCTCAAGGACGTGAACCGCCGCCTCGACAAAATCGACGAAACGCTCAAGACGTATGGGCAGAAGATCGCCGTACTCGAAGATCGGTCTTCGCCGCTCGGAAGGCGATGACACACCTGATCCACATATTTTTCGAGGCGAGCATGTGGTTATGTCTCGCGGTCGCGGTCTTCGTTTTGGTGGATACGTGGAGGAAGTGGTGAAGGAGGAGAAAACGATCATGGAGTTGCGCGCACAACTCCGCGAAATCCGCGAATCTGAGCGTCGGAAAATGGAACGCGCAATCGAGCGCCGAAGCTTGCCGGTGCGCGCGGAACTGGCGGAGCTAACAGCCTTCGCACGCATCCGCAACCGGCGTAAGGTGAAGCTGTCGGACGTGATCGGCGGCGCGGATTAAGTTTCGCGCGCGCAAACTAATTCGGGGGAAACGCCGCCTCATAGTTTCGGCGGGGAAAACTTAAATCGCGGGAGGGAAAAGTGCAAACCACCATCTATCAAAAACTTAGAGACGCTGTCCGGGATTTCATGAGGTCACCTGGTACTTTCGGGCTCCGATCGCTCCGGTCGCGCGTTTTCGTCGAGGAAATTGCGCCCGAAATCTGCCGCCTTGCGATGCTCGAAACCGTCGAGCGCCTGATGCAGGCCGAGGAGCGCCAAGCGGTCCGCGATGCCGAACTGAGCCAGCAGAAAGAAGACCCACAAATGAAGCTGCTCGGTCCCGGTTTCGCGGAGCTTTTCCCGTCTGTCCGGTACAAGCTGCCGCTCAAAACGGGAAAGAAAGTGGTGATGGATCTGATGAACCGTCCGCAGTTGCGCGAAAGCGCCGCTGAACTGCGGCGCGAAGCGAAAACCCGGGTAGATAAATTCGCGGCGCAAAACGAGAGACGCGCCCAGTATCTTGAGGGTCTGGCGGAAGCGATGCGCCCTTACGCGGCGACCCGACGCAATCTTACCTTCCGCGATTACCTCGAACTGCGCGCCGCCGGGGTCGAACCCGCGCACGCGAAAGGCGCGACCGCGAAATGAGCGCGTGCACGCGCGGTACCGCGCGACCGCGCAGCGCAGTAGCGCGGATCCGCGAGTGTGCGGGTGAGGTTAGGAAAGGAAGGGGCAGCGAATGAACGAAACGCAGGCACAGGCGGTGGTGGAATTGCTGACACAGATTGCCGAAGAGCTCAGGGAAATCAAGGGGCTTATGAAAGGCGACGTGCTCAACCGCTCTCGCCGTCTCGAAGACATTCAGGCAAAGGTCGGTACTTTAGTACAGGTGTTAAAGCGCTAGCTGCCTGGAGCGCGCCCATCTGCTCGACGGAATTCGCGCCCGAATTGCGGAGAAGGTCTAGAATCTGATGCAGCAGGATCAGGCAGAGCGGAGACGCGGCGTTGTCGCTGTCCATGATTCGAAGTGTACGCGGCGCGGAGGCGTGATCGCGCTCTACGGCACGCGCTGCGTCGCGCAGAAGCCGAGGCACACGACCGCGCCCGCGGACGGCAGGAATGCTCCTGGTTAGTAAACCTGCCCGGTCGGGTTTGCCATCAGGAACCACGAGCCAGTTGATGTGCCCTGATTCATGATTGGCCCCGCCGTTGTCAACGTGCCGCTGCCGGGAGCCGTGTTCGTGTTCGAGCAGAATTCGCCGGTCACGCGGGCGAGTTTCGTGACATCGCACGGGATGTCGAAGCCGTAGGCGAGGATTGTGTCAGTCCCGGTTGGTGTTGTCCACCAGACCGACGAGCCGTCGAAGTAGTTTCCGCCGCCCGAATAGAACGCCACCGTGGCCGTAGCGTTGTAGCGTGCGATGCCGAAGTACATCCCGGTAAAGTGGCTTCCCGACACCCGAATGATATTGTTCGACCCTCCCGTGATGGTGAACGCAGCCGTAATGACGAGGGCATAGACATTCGTCAGGTTCGCTGCCGTGCCGTTGAGGCTGGCAGCAATGTTGGCGACGCCGTTGAGGTACAGATTGGTAAAATTGGCGTTGCTTATAGTCCCGCTGTTCTGGTACACAAGGACGCCGTTGCTCGCAGTCGAAGGCTGCGCGTAGCCATCCTCTACCGTCAGGTTTGTAATAGTCCCGGCGTTATAAATGTAGCGCGAATTGCTGGGGTTCCACTTGAAATGCCGCACGACAAGATTGTCGATAACGAATCCCGTCTGGACCGCGAAAACATCCTGCGTCGCGGTATTACCCCCGTTGATCCAGTTCGAGGACACGTTTTCCAGGATGAGGCTCTGCACCGTCATTGGACCCGTCGCGTATGCGCCGTTGTTAGTCGTGTTGATGGTGGCGTTTTTGATTATTATGGTTCCGGCAGTAGATGGCACCGACGGGGTACCCACAAGACGAAAGGCCGAGTAAGTGCCGCCGCCTAGCGTGTCTGTAGCTATGCCGTCCACAATGACGTTATCCATGTACAGATTGGAAACGGTCGCGTAGATCGAGAACGCGGCAGCGTGCCCGGAAATGTTGGAAATCTTGATATTTATGAGGTCCTGGGTGTCCATCACGACGGTAGAGTAGGCGGATGGCTCCCCGGTCTGAACTGAGATTTCGCCGTTGCTGTCTGTGTAAGAGTCTACGCCGTCAATTACCCCATCAAATGAGCCATAGACTTTTAGAAGATCGCCATGGGTCCAGGTCTTTGCCGAGAGTCGCGAGAAGCGAAATGTGTTAAGCCCGCTGACTACCAGGCCGTAGCCATCCGCCTGCGGAAAGGCGATGTTATCGACTGTGACACGCGCCGCCGACACCAGGATGATAGTTTCCCTTGCGAGTTGATTGACGGGTGTAGCGTTCCCCGGTTCGTTAAAATCGAGAGCGCCGCCCCCACTGATTTCGATGTCATGGTCGGCTGCTTTCATGTTCATTGGGATGCCCGAAAAGGCCGCGCCCGGAGCACGCTTTAGAATCACGGTGATGTAATTCGCGTCGTTTACCCCGTAGACCTGGAAAGTGCCAAAGTACGCACTGTCACATGGCCCGCCCCGTGTATGCGCTGTCTGCCCCCCAGACCAATAGTTAGTCGATCCGTTGTCAGGCTGCGGATTGATCGTAACCCAGTCGTTTGCCGCTAGCCCGCTGTTGGGGTAGTAGACCGTGGCAAAGGTGCCATACGTAGGGTACCCGGTACTGACTGTGACGTAATACCAGGAGCATGTGTTATCCGTAATCGCTGCGCCTGTCGTGCCGGTTGGGCCGGTCGAAGTACCCGCGCTTCCACTAGGCCCGCCCGAACCAGCGGATGTGCAACTGGTCGCGTTCTGCCAATAGATGTTGCCATTCGCCACAACGTAATTACCTTTCGCGTAAGACGTTGACGCTACCCAAGCGGGCGTGCTCAAGCCCCAGATCACCGCCTGAGGGCCGGTGGCAATCGCTCCGCTGTTGTTGTATTCCGTAGTCCATGGAGACAACCAGGCGTTATTCTGGATGACGTTGGCATACGTCCCTGCGACGTGTTCAAGGTGGCAGGCTGTGGTCACTTCCAGGTGAGTGTTAGAGCCGATATTCAGCGCGGCGTTGAGCCACACGATTGAGGTTGAGGTGGATGCTATGACGACACTCGCACCAACGTCTCCGCTGGCGAAGGTGTAAACGCCGTAGCCGTTGCTGCTGTACTGTCCCGTGGTGGGGCCTGACGCCACCCTGCTAAGTGCCGCGCCGCCCACCGCATAGGTCACACCTGTATCCCGTAGGAAAAACGGCCCGGAGTTGGCAACAGAGATTTGATAGGGAGCCGCCGGAATCGTATCCGTTTCGGTATTTATCGCCGGTGGGCAGTCGATCAGGACATGACCGCCTGCTGTCAGCACCGCCTGAATGGAGGTCGTGTTTGCCGTGGCCGCGCCGCTGCTGTTATAGGCGATGCCGTTGACCGTCGTCGCGTTGCCCCCCGGCGCGGCCGGAATAGAAGAGACCTGCGCGCCCGCCGCGAGCGCGAACGCAAAGAGAAATGCGAGGCGCGTCACTGGCGGAACGCTCCGGAGAACGTAAGGCCCGCGCCGGACGCGAGCGCGGTGAACCCGCCCGGCGCCCAATACAGGCGAAGATCGGGCCACGAAATGATGTACGTCGTGTTCGCGGCAATCGATACCGCCGGCGCGACGCATACGGGCGAGGCCTGGCGGTCGCAGAGCGAAAACGAAATCGCGGACGCGGTCGGGTTTTCGACCGTGATAACCTTCAAAAACGCGTCCGACGCCGACACAACCGTGGTGCTTGTCGGGACCGCCTGCGGTTTGATCTGGACATCGCCGTTGCCCGTGCCCGGCTGGCAGATCGGAATTGTCGCGGTATTACAAGTATTGAGCTGCGCGAACGCGGGCGCGCCGAGCACGCACGCGGCGAGAAAAAGACCGGTCAGGGCCTTGAGGTTTTTCATGTTTTTTCCTTGGGTTTAGTGCCCGATGCTGTTAATCGACTGCAGCCAGACCGCGTTGCCCGCCGTCGCCGCGCTGAACGTGAACGTGATCGATAGGACCTGCGCCGCGTTCGTCGCGACCGCCACGGACGGCGTCGTCGGCGTGATGAGCGCGTTTCGCAGGGACGACGGGGCGAAAGGTGTCGCCGAGCAGCTGGCGATCACAGGCGCGCTCGCCGATGCCGCGGACGGCGCGACGATCTGGCAATAAACGCCGTTGCCGCTCATGACACTGGTAGGCATCAGCGCGGAAGGGCCTGTAAGAATCGGGGTCGATCCCAGCTTCACAGTGATCATCAGGCTGGGGGGAGATGAGCTGTCCACGCTCCCAAACGCGAAGCTGAACGGCAGCACCGAACCGGCCAGCGTTCCGGCCGGGATCGTGACTGTCGTCGTAAACGCGGTTGCGCTCGTCGCGCTCGTCGCCTGGCACGTGATGCCCGTGATGCTCGTATCGCCGCCGAGCGCGCAGATCGCGTCCGCCGTCGTCGCGAGCAGCGCGTTTTTAAAAGCGCCCGCCGCGTTCGCGTTCGCGATGGCGACGTTGGCGTTGAGCGTCGCGAGATTCGCGCCCGTGAACACGCCCGCGTTGTCGGGCAGCGGCGCCTGCAGCAGCTGCGTCTGCGCGCCGAGCGTGCACGCAAGTGCGAAGAATAAAAGCGTTTTCATTGGTTTCCTTTAAGGAGTGAAGTCTGCGATCACCACGACGTCGGCCGTGGCCGTGACCCCCTGTGGCGTGGTCAGGCTGAGGTACAGCGGACTTTCCGCGAGGTTCAGCGCGTTCGTCGTCGCGACCGACGTGAGCGTCGCGCTCAGAAAAAGCGATGGCGTCGTCAGCGCGGAGTACGCCTGCGTCGCGGCGACAATCGCGAAGCCGCCCTTCGCGGTCGCGGTGTAAATCCCGCCCACCGCGGTCGTAAGCGCCACCGACGCGTTCGTGACGATGATCCGCCGGATCACGTAATGCGTGAAGCCCGCGGGGAAGTTGATCGTGATCGCCTGGTCGCTCGTGCCGTTGAAGTTCGCGCCCGCGAGGTAGCCCGCCGGCACGCCGTTCACGCCGTTCGCGCCCGCCGCCCCCGTGGGGCCCGCCGCGCCCGTGGCGCCGACGCTACCCGTCGCGCCCGCGGGTCCGGTCGGACCGGAGGCCGCGCAGATCCCGTCCTGGCTCCAGATGGTAGCGCCAAGAGCGGAAGCCAGCACGAACTTGTAACACGTCGTTTTCAGGAAAATTCCGCTGGTGGACAGGCCAGCGGAATTAAGCGTGATGACGGTTGGGTTTGTTGCGACTCCCGCGCTGCTCGAATAAGTCGAAAGAGGGGTAGAAGTTCCAGCTGCGTAGGTGGACAAAGTGCAGCCCACACAGGGTAAAACCGTGCCGGTGGCAACGTCAAAAAATTGAATATTGGGAGGCGGTGTGGGGTACGCCTGAGCCCATGCCTGGACCGAGGCAATGAGTGCCACGAGTAGTACTCTAGACCTTGTAAACATTGGCTTTTAGGCGCATCCTTGTGTTAGATGAATTGGGTAATTTACGTTCTGAAATGCCCTCGAACGCGCGAAGTCCGGTATGTGGGGTTCACATCCACAAGCCCACAAAAAAGGCTGCGTTGCCACATCAACGACGCTGTGAATCGTCCGCATGAGACCTACCGGCAGCGATGGATTATGTCCCTTGTCAGCATCGGCCTGGAACCGCTGCTTGAAGTGGTCGAATCTGGATCGGGCGACGATTGGGAAGAAGCCGAACGCCGATGGATCGCTTACTACAGGGCGAGCGGAGCGCGTCTCGCGAACGGAACCATAGGCGGAGAAGGAGTTGTCGGATGGGGAACGCCCGAACAACGGAGCGCCAGAGCGAGAACGCGTATAGCCAATACCACTCACGAGCAACGAAGCGAAGCAATAAAGAAATGGCACGCCAGCAGAACTCCTGAGCAGAGGCGCGCGACCGTGGAGAAGATCCGTGCGACTAAAGGACCGGCGCAGGAAACTCGACGCCTGACGCCGAAAGAGCGCAGCGAAGCGGTGAAAAACGCGTGGGCCAAGATGACTCCCGAACAGCGTGCCGCCTCGGTAAAGGAACGATTCGGAATGACGCCGGAGAGGCATCGCGCAGCCCGTCAGAAGCAAATCGCCGGAACAACAGGCGCGCAGCGCAGCGAAGCCGCCCGCAAAGGGCGCGCGTCTCTGACGCCGGAACATCGAAGCGAGATAGGCCGCAAGGCGGCGGCCAGCATGACGCCGGAACAACGAACGGAACACGCGCGACTCGGCGGGCGCGCCTCGAAAACCACGATGACACGTGAGCAATGCGTCGCCGCCGGGAAGAAGGCCCGTGCTACGTTCCTGGCTCGCCGCGCCGCTTCCGCGTAGAAACTCTTCAGCGCTCATCTCATCGAACGCGTCGGGAATCGGATCGCGCGGCCAGTCGCGCGGCAGCGTGAAGTCTAGCGGTCCGGACCGAGGAAGTCTTCCGCCGTCGTCGTGTCGAATTCGTCCATCGGGTAAGGCCACTGCGGCGACTGCGCCGCTTCCTTCAACTCCGCTACACGCGCGGCCTGGCGCGCCGCTTCCACAGCGCGCCGCTGTTCGATCTGCTCCGCGCGTTTCGACCCGAACGGGTACATGTAACGCAGCGTGAAGAATTTCATCGCTCCGCATTGTGCCATCCGGCGCGGGCGAATTCAAGAGTCTCAGTACTGTCATTTGGGTTTATCGTCCCCGAGCTTTCCAAGGTCGCCGATCTTGCGCACGCGTTTCGCGCGCGGCTTCGGCGGTTTTGCGGGCGCGGGCGTTTCGGGCGCGGCAGCCGCGAGTTTCTTCGCTTCGTTTGCCGCTATCGATTCGCGAAGCTGCTTTGCAAGGTCCGACTCGGCCTCTTCCGCGACTTCGGGCGTCGCGGGTGTTTCCGGCGCGCGCGGTTCCACGCGCGGCGTTTCCGGCGCGACGGACTCCGCGATCCGCGAGCGCAGCGCGTCGCCATCGTCCGCCACGTAACCCATGCGGTCATGGATCATGTCCACCGTTTCGGCGCTCGGTACTTCGCGCTCGGCGAGCTGCCGGGCCACCGTCGCGAGGTTTTCGGGCGTGGGCTCGATCTTGTTCTTCAGCATGTACGCGGCGAAGCGGTCGGCCTTCGCGGCGCGGTTCGACCAGATGATGTCGTCGGCCTGCATCTGCAGGCGCGCGGCCTGTTCGTGCGCTGCGTCTTCGATGCGCTGCGCGCGCGTGATCTCGGGCGTTTGCGGTGCCGCGGCTGGCGCGGGTTCGGGTGCCGCCGCCGGTGTCGCGACTTGCGGCGCGACGGGTTCGGGCGCGGGCGCGTGCGAAACCACCGCCCACGGATCGGGCGCGGCCGCCGCCGGTACCGCGACGGGCGCGGATTGCGGCGGTACGATCTGCGGCGGTGCCTGCGATTCGGGAATTGCTTCGACTGCCGGCGCGGGCGCGGCCGCGGCGGGCGTTACAGGCGCATCGCCAGGCAGCGGTCGAAAAAACTGCGAACGGTCCAGCGCGGGTAGAACGCCGTACTGAGACGGGATCGCCTCGGGCCGCGCGCCGTATGTCTGCGGCACTTCGATCGCCTGCGCAGCGGCTTCGGCCGAAGGTGCGGCTGCCGCTGGTTTTGGCGCGGGCGCTGAAGAGGCCGGGCGGCGCGGCAGCACGCCGATCGGGTCTTTGCTGGTGTCGCCCGCGTCGGTCGCGGCATCGATCACGTCCTGAGCGAGCCTGAACTTGCCGCCGATATAGTGCTTTACGATGACTTTCGCGACGTTCGCGGCCTTGCTCCCGTTCATTGCATCGGCGGCGTCCGAGACCGTCGATGCTGCGGTTTTCGCCGCATCCACGGCTGGCGCCACGGCTGTATGCGCTACGAACGGCAGGACGAAGCCGAGCGCGCTGCCGCCCATTCCGCGATAGTTGCCCGCGTCATATTGCTGCTGCATGCGGTCGCCCGCCGCCTGCGCGCCCGAAACGTCGAGCGCGAGCTGAGGAAGCTTGCGGAGATCGCCCCCGCCCGAAACCCACTCATTGAGCTTGTCGGCGATGCCGCCGAGCATCTGGCTCGCCGCGTCCGCGCCCAGATCGCCTTTTTTGACCGAATCGTGAACCGCGTCGTAAAGCTGTTTCGCGGTATCGAACGCCGAGCGCACGAAGCCCTGATCCGCGACGGGCGTGTCTTTGCCGCGCGCATCCGCGTCGCGCTGCGCCTGCACTTCGCCGGGTACCGGCGCGTGCGAAACCACCGCCCACGGGTTCGCGGGCGGTGGTGCGGATGACGCCTGCGCGACTACAGACCAGCCGCCCATTATTTAATTCGCTTTTCCTGGCCGCTTGCGTCCAGCGTCCAGACCTGGCCGTTGCTGAATGTCGTGTCGATGCCCTTCTTGAGCTGCGCTTTCGCGGCGTCCGGAAGCGCGCCCGTCTGCGTCGCGTTGCCCGCGCCGCCGAACGAATACGCGTGCGTCTCGTCCTTCACGTTGTTCAGGTTCGACGACATCGCATTAAGCGAGCCGTTAATGAGCGCGGGCGCCATCTTCGGGTTCGCCGTCACGCCGGAAAGCTGATCGAATAACTGCGCCGCCGGTCTGCCGCCGAGAAGGCCCTTGCCTTCAAGCAGCTTCAGATAGGCGAAGTTGGTACGCAGTTCCTGCTCTTTTGCGGCCTGCGGCGTACCCTGCCCGAAGAACGTATCCCCCACCTTCTGCTCGACATTCCCGAGGCGTCCCGAAATCGCGCCAACCGACCCCGCAATATCGGGGTCGCTCATCAGTTCGCGGATTCTCCCGATAGCCTTCAGCCCGAGGTCGGCCGAAACCGCGCGCGTTTTGAGATCTCCGGGCACCTGCACCGGAACGTTGAGCCCCTGCGCCACCAGGTCGTGCGCGACCGAAACCTTCATTTCGGGCGAAAGCGAGAAGTACGAATCGGGATCCCGTTTGACCGATTCGGTGAACGCGGCGCGCGACGAGGGGTCGCCGTACTTCGCCGTGAATTCCTTCGACCGGAGATTCTGCTCAGCCTGCTTTACACTCAGCTCGCCCATGGAGATCTTGTTCTTCGCGACATCCTCCGCGCCGAGGCCTCCGTGCGCGGCCTTGAAGTCCGCGTCGAGTTTCGCGATCGCGGCGTCCGCCTGGAGCTTCGGCAGATTCGCCTGCGCGTTGATCTTGTCCTGAACGAGCTTGTCCGCGTCGGCCGCGAACTGCAGCGCGTGCGCTTTGTTCAGCGCTTCGGCCGAAGCATCGGTTTTGACCTTCTGGACCGCTTCCTGCGCTTTCGTCGAGTACGCGTTCAGCCCTTCGACAAACCGGTTTTTCACCGCGAACGCGTTCCCGTCGTCCCAGTTCGTGATCGCCGGAACGTTCTCGGGTTTGAGGTTCTTATCCTGAACGAGCTGCGCGAACGCGGCAGGAGCAAGGCGCGCCACGTCGGCGTCGCTGCGCTTCTTTCCCGTCTCGTCGTAGAGAATGCCGTTCAGCGTGTCGCCGATCTGCGCGTGCATCGCATCGTTCAGCTTGCGCTGTTCGCCGGTGGCCACGGCCGCGTTCTTCTGCTGCTCGGTGATGGATTTCGCGAGCGTGTCCTGAAATCCGGGCGAGATTTTCCCCGCCAGCGGGAAAGCCGTCGTGCCGTCCCACTGCGCGAGGGCTTTCGCGTTGTTCGGATCTTTCAGAAACTCCCGCGTCGTGTTCTGGTCCGCCAGATCGCGCCGTTTCTGATCCGCCTGTGCCTGGTAGTTCTGCTGTTCTGCTGCGGACGTAGCCATCTGTTGCTGACGAAGCTGGTTCTCCACCGCCGCGCCGCGCAGCTGCGAAAGCTGCGCGAGCGTCGCGAGCGGGTTCGGCGGGGGCGCGGCGGGATTAACCGAAAGCGCGATTTGCGGATCTATGGCCATGTTTCCTCGCCCGTGATCGGGTTGATCGTCGGATTATCGGCGGTAATCGGTCCGAACCCGTTGGGGTTCTGGTTCCCTTGCCCCGCGTTGAGCTGGGCGAGGAAATTCTGCGTCTGGATGCCGTTCGAAATCGCGCCCGTGGCGTTGGTAATGCCGCCCGTGATCGCGTTCGTCGAGCCCACGATTCCAGAGGCCTGCGCGTTGCCAATCTGGCCCAGCGTGTTCCCGATCGTCGACGCCGCCTGCGCGCCCGTCGCGCCCGCGTTCGCCGCCGCGCTCTCGCCGAGCTGCACGGGCGCGAAAAGCTGATTGAACGCCTGCTGCTGCGCCTGCCCTTTGGTCTGGTAGGACGAGAGCGCCGCGCCGTACGAACTCAGCGCGTTATTGAAAATCTGGTTATACGTCGTGTCCGCGAGGTTCGAGTCGTAAGCGGTGAGCGCCTTCAGCGTGCCGCCCGTGACCGCGCCGCCGGCCGCTGCCGCGCCGCGCTCGATCCCCTGCTCGCCCTGCTCCTGAGTGAACTGATAACCAGGCGTGTTGCGCGCGTCCGCGAGAGTCGGAGCCGTGAACGTCGGCACGGGTCCGAGTGACCCCGCGCCGAACGTCCCGTTCGAAAGGTCCGCCATCAGCGTTGCGAGCGACGACTGGCCACCCTGGATGAACGGCGCCTGGTTCGCCTTCTGGTCGCTGTACTCCTGCTGCTGGAACTGGAGCGCCTTCTCCTCTTCCGCGACCTGCGCCTGCGACGCCTTCGTCGCCGCGTTCGATCCGAAGATGCTCGATATGATCGAGCCGCCCGCGCCGATCAGCCCCGCCGTCAGTAGTCCGCCAAACGGCATTTAATGTGTCCTCATTTCGATGGCGCCCACCGCCGCGAACGTCGCGCGGATCGCGTGATTGTCGGTGCGCAGCTCCGCGTACGTCCACTCGTAGCCCTGCTCTTTCAGCGCGTCCGCCACGAGCGCGAGAAAGCGCTTCCCGTGCCCGCGCCCGCGATGTTCGCGCGCGATGACCATCCCGCAGTACTGCCCGCCGTTTATCAAAGCGCCCGGCGTATGCGGCGTGAATCCGAGGAACCCGATTACCCTACCGTCGAGCACGGCGCCAAACGTTTGCCCCGCCGTGTTCTTTTCATCGAGCAGCGCGATTACAGCCCCGTAATCGGAGGTCTCGGCGTCCGCGAAGTGCGCCTCGCGCGGGTCGTTGAGCCACGCATGCAGCGCGGGCGCGCAGCGGCGCGGAAAGGGAGAGACCAGTGTCATTGAGTTTTTTCTTTCGGAATCGCGCGAAATCAGCACATGATTCGCCAGCTGCTGTTGAGGTAAGCCACCATCGAACCGGTCCCGCCGCCCACCGCGACCGAGCCCGCCGCCGCGCCGTCGAGGATGCTCATCGCGTCGCTGCAGTAGGTCATCAGCCCGTTCGCCCATCGCAGGTTGCCCAGGTTTGCCACGGTCGTGCCCGGAACCCACGCCAGTGACCCGGTAAGCTGGATGTCAGGCCCTTTGATGCCGCCCGTGAAGCTGTTCGAAAAATCGGCGCACGGGTAAACCGAGCTGCTGTTCCTGCCCACTACAGCTTTGCCGCTGCCGGTCATTGCCCTCACGGGCACGCCGCCGTAGACTCCGGACGAGCAGGTTACGTTCACCCCGTCGTTGGTCCCCGCGATAATATCGAGCGCGACCCCGGCGATCCCGCTGATGGGGTTCACCACGATGGAAACGGCGGTGCCCGATCCGTCCCTCGTGATGATGTCGAGGACCTTGCCGCCTCCAGTGTCGGATTTGGAGAGGGTCAGAACCGCGACGCCCCCGGTGGTGTTGCCCGCGACGGTCGATCCGGGGATCGGTCCGCCGCGCTCGGTGTAATAGTTGGTCCCGTCCGTCGTGATGTAAATGCCCTGCCCGATGCACATCACCAGCGCGCCGCCGGCCGCGCCGCCGTCGATTGACACCCCGGCGGGGCACTGCACGGTCAGTTCGCCATTGACGGTTGAGCTGCTGTAGATTCCGGCGTTCTCGACGCGCGCGTTCCACGTCGCCGAAGGCGGCGCAGGCAGCGTGAGGGTCAGCCCGGTGACGGGGTTCGAAGACGAGAACGAGATCAGCTTGCCCGTGTCGCCCGCGACCGCCGTATAGTTCGCGGTCTGCTTATTCACGCCGCCGCCCGACCCGCCGCCCGTCGCCGCAATCGTCACGTCGCCCGCGTTATCGGCCGTCAGCGTCACGCCTGAGCCCGCCGCCAGATTCAGCCGCGTCTGGTCGATGTTCACCGCGCCATTGGTCGCCAGCACCAGCGTGGACGCGATCGTCACGTTCCCCTTGCTGTCCGAGGTCAGCAGGATGTTCGCGCCCGCCACCAGATTGAGCAGCGTCTGCAGCGCGTTCGCGACGCCGTTCGTCTGCAGCGTCAGCGCCATCGCGGTGATCGTCTGGCCCAGCCGCGCAAAGAACCGCCACCACTGCACGTTCGTCTGGCCCGTCCGCGGATCGATCAGGGGCGCGCCGATGAACGGAACCTGATTGTCGTTTGCCATTTAAGAGCCGCCCGCGCGGATCGCGTGCGTCGCGCCCACCAGCGCCGCGAATACCGGGTCCGTGATCCGGATCCAGATCGCGCCGTCGCGATACGAGCCCAGCCGGAACGCGCGCACGCGGTGCCCGTAATCGCCGCCCGCGCCGAGCGTGAGCGAGTACTCGCGCCCCCACGTCTTGCCGCCGTCGCGCGAAATGCGCAGCAGCAGCACGGGCGCGCTGCCCTGGCCCGTATCGAGCCCCACGCCGGTCTGAACGATGAATTCCAGCGCGTCGAGGATCTGCCTTAAATTGCCGTTCCACGGCAGCCGCACGATGCGGTCGCGCGTGATCGGGAAACCGGGGAAGCTCGCGGACGGGTTCGGAGCGTCGTAATAACAGGACGCGTCCATCTGGTAGAGCACGCCCGGCGCGCCGTCCGCGCCGCCGCTGCCGACGATATGTTTCCCGTACGCGTAACAGTGATCGCGCTCGAGCGTCGCGTGCGTGGCGCCGTTCGCGTCCGTAAACGTGTCCTTCGTCCAGGCCGAATAGCCCGCGCGGTCGCTCTCGGTCGAGTCGTAAACCCACGCCTCATCCGCGGCAGGGAAAATCCACTTGATGAAGTTGTGGCCGTTCCAGATATACGAGTACGTGATGCAGTCCGCGACAGTCGGGTAAACCGTGCCCTTCGCGGGGTCTTTGTTCGCCCACGCGGCTTCGAGCGCATGGGTTGAGATGCGCCGCGTAATGAGTCCTTCGCTGCGCACGGCCGACAGCCCGCCGCGCTTCGACTGATCGAGCCAGTAGAGCGAATTGTTCGACTGACAGAGCGACGCGTTCGCGCCGATGCCGTCTTCGATAAACGCGCCGGGCTCGATCGTGAACGGGAAGCCCGCGTTGCCGCTGTTGTACCAGATCTCCGAGCGTTCGCCGCCCAGCAGGTACAGATACTCCTTGTCCGCGATGATCGCCTGCAGCCGGTCCGCCTGCCCCAGCGTGCCCGATACATCGAGCGCGTTCCACGTCAAACCGGTCGGGTCCGCGAAGCTCGAAATCTGGAACTGGCTGAGCGCGATCTGCAGCGCCACAAAGTACCCGTCGATCCACGTGATCGCGTCCGCGCCGAGGAAGTTGTCGCCGATCGCGACCTGGGTGAAAACGCCGCCCGAATAGATGTAAAGCTGGCCGCCCGAGCAGATCGCGAGCGAGCCGTTATTGTCGTCGACAGTCGGCTTTGAGCCGCACATCGTGACCGGTTTCCCGTCGTCCACGATCGTGCCGAACGAGTTCAGCGCGCCTGCCGTGATGGCGCAGAACTGCGTACCGTTGACGCAGTACGCGATGCCGTTATACGTGATCTTGCCGCGCGGGCGCCCCGCGACTTCGGGCGGGTTTTGCCCGTAGGAATTCAGCCCGGGGCGGTTGATGAGAATTGGACCTTCGCCTTTCGCGAGGCCTGGCACTTCGGCGCTTTCGAGGTAGTAATTCTGCGTCAGCGCGATCGCGAACGCGCTCGCCTCGCTCGCGTACGACGCCCCGCAAAAACCCTTGTATGGCTCCACCTATGGCTCGCCGATCATAGTTCACCAATCAACGTCAGATTGCCGCTGTTCGTCCCGCCGGTCGGACGCGTCTGGAAATCGCTGTACGCTTTCGGATTGCCCGCGTTCGCGTTCTTCACGCGCTGCCGGGCTTTCAGCGCCCATCCCGCAATTTTCGGGTTGAGCTTGCCCATCTCCTTCGTGCAGAGGTACTGGCAGCGTTCCGCGAGCGTGTAGACGATGCAGTTCTCGTAGCCCGGCGCGAACGTGCCGGCGACGACGGTTGCGAGCGTGGCGGGCGCCACGAGCGCGCCGTTCTGCCAGAACTCGATCGAGTTGGCGTTGATCGGTGGCCACAGGTGCAGCACGCCGTTCGGGAAAAGCGCTTCGTAGTAGCCAGTCGTCGCGACCTGGGACGAGGGCAGGGTGAGCACGGAAATGTTGCCGTACTCTTCCCAGGACACCAGATCGATGGGCACGCGGGAGTTCACGGCTGTCGTCGTGAAAATCAGGTTTGCTTTGAGCAGCTTCACGGGCCGCGGCTGCACCCAGTCGGCCGCACTGGGGCCAATCTGATAGTCGCGATGGTTGCCGTTGAAGCCCGGGCCGGTGATGGCGTGCGTGTATTCCGGCTTCGTGAGCGGCATGTTCCGGTCGAGGTTGAATTCGTCGATCAGCGCCTGCCATTCCGCCAATACGTCCGCCTGTAATTCGGCCCCTGCTGTATACCCTGGTCTTAGCTGGCAAGCATGGCGCAACACCCTAAAATTTATGTAGTCCGCTGCTGTGCTGAGGGCCACTATTTGACCTCCGGTACTATGCTTTTGAACCTTGTAAACATTGGGTTTCTACCGCATTCTGGAATTTCCCGATGCACTGGTTTATCTACGTTCTGAAAAATCCACGGACGCAGGAAGTCCGCTACGTAGGTAAGACCGGAATCAGCGCAGAAACGCGCTTGGGCCAACATGTGACGGAAGCAATCAGAACGCAGAAAAGCTACCGGAACAGAGGGATTCTTTCTCTCGTGAGCATCGGCCTTATTCCTCTCATCGAAGTCATTGAAACCGGAAGCGGGCACGGATGGGGAGAGAGCGAAAAACGATGGATTCGTTTCTACCGAGAGCGCGGTGCGCGACTGTGGAATACGGGACACGGCGGCGAAGGAAACATCGTGGGGTTCGGAACGCCCGAACGGCGCAGCAAAGCCGTGAAGCAAGGGAACGCCAAACGCACTCCCGAACAACGTAAAGCTATGGCTGAAAGGTGCAGGCTTCTCACTGCTGCCCGGACCTCGCAACAAACAAGCGAGATGATTAAGCGCGCGTGGGCCAGCGCCACTCCCGAAGAGCGCGTCGCCCGTATTCAAAGTGCAGGAGACGCGCAGCGCGCCCTTAGTCCAGCGCAGCGCAGCGCGAACGCTAAAAAAGCAAATGCCGCACGAACTGCGGAAGAACGGCGCGACGCGAGACGGAATCAGATCGCCAACACGACCCACGAACAACGAAGTGCGTCCGCCAGAAAAGGCGTCGCGAGAATGACCAGCGAAGCGCTCAGCGCGTCGCGGATGAAAATATGGGAAGCCAAGACTCCCGAACAGCGAAGCGACGCTCGCACGAAAGGCTGGGAAACCCGCCGCGCCCGCGCTGCCGCGAAATAGTCTGATCACCGCTGCCCCTGCTGCTGCTGTTGCTGCGCGGCCGCCTCGCGCTGCTGGTTCTCGGTCGGCGGCGCGAGCGATGGATCGAGCAATCTGTTCATGACGTTCAGGCGTTTGACTCTGTCTTTCGCCGTGACGCCCAGCTGGGTCACAATCTGCGCGGTCGCCTGGTTCACACTCGCGCCGTAGCGCGGCAGACACCGGAACGCGAGCGCCTGCACGATGGCGTCCTGATACCCGGGCGGCAGCGTCTGGTTGGTCCCGAGCGCGAACGCCTGAATCGCGTTCCACGTAATCAGCTCGATCTTCGTCGCGGTCGGACACGTCGCCACCGGAAACAGATAAACCTGCATCAGCCCCGAGGCGTCCGCGTAATCGAAATACACCTCGTCCGGCGAGCTTGCGGTCGCGGAAAGGTCGTTATGCGCGAAGTAGGTCTTCTGGCTCACGATCTGCACCGGGTTGCGGTTCGTCCCCGACCCCACGGTCGAGACGATCGTTGCCCCGTCCACGCGCACCGGCCGCGAGACGTTCGCCAGCTGCCAGACGGGCGTGCCCGCGATCGCGCCGAAGCCCGTCGAGTTGACCGGGATCGAAAACGTCGTGCCGCTGACGTTCGTCGCGGCGAAGCAGCCGTTCGCCGGCGCCCAGTTGCCGGTAAACCCGGAAATATAAACCAGCGCGCCCGTGGGCGGCGCCGCCGGCGTCGTGAGCACCGCCGCGGCCGCGTCCGTAATCGCGCTGATCGTCGCGGACGCGCCCAGCAGCACCGCGCCCGTAAAGCCCGCCGCGATCGGTCCGAGCGCGTAGGGGTTCACGTTCGCGGCGAGCAGGTACTGCGCCACCGCGACGCTCGGAATCAGCGTCTCGTCCGCGCTCCACGCGTCGGTCTGCTGATTGAGTTCGATGAGCAGGTCAGCGGATTCCGACGCCGACGGCGCGCCGCCCGCGTCGAGGATATTCAGGCTGGTGAGAGCCTGATTGATAATCTGCTGACCTGTCATGTTGGGTTCCTACTTCTTTGCTTTTGCAGCGAGCGCTTCGACCTGCGCCGAGAGCTTTAGAATCAGGTCGTTCTGCGACGCGATCTTGCCCGCGGTTTCGGCGTCCTGCGCGACGCGTGCGGCCTTCTCGGCTGCCGGATCGGCCGGCGCCACGCGAACCACGGGGAAATGCTCTTCGCGGAAGTTTTTCTTCTCCGCTTCAGCCTGTTCCTTCGGGTCAGCGACGGCGATCGTACGCCCGTCGGGGTGGTGCATGTGGCGCGGATACGGCTGATGCAAGTAGGGCGGGCGCGGGTCGTTTTTCTTCGGCCCGACGCCGCCATCGAGACGCGCCTTGCGGGCGTCTTCGATGTTCATGAGCTGCGCGCCGTTTTTCACGTGCGCATCGAACGTGGCCGAAAGCGATGCCGCCAGCCCGTCCAGGTTCCCGTCTTCGATTCCAATGACTGTTACGGCCATGTCTGTGTCCTTTATTGGCTGGTCTTACTGAGAAAGATCGAGCCAGGTGAGCGTGCTCGAAATCAGCGCGAGCTGCAGATTCACCACGCCCGTCGAAACGTACGCGGTCGCGATGTTGTTCGCGGGGTTCTTTGCGCTCTTGATCGCGAGCGCGCTTCCGCCGGCATACGCGAACGTATTCGCGCCTGCCTGCAGGGCATGCGCCAGCGTTACCGATACGGTGATCCCGGTATAGGCAGGAGCGCTGCCCACCGCCGAGGTGATGGCGTTCGCCGCGCCCGCGTCGGTCACGAACTGAATCGGACCGGCCACCAGGTACTCGCGCCACACCGATGTGTTGGCGTCGCAGTCGAATTTCTTCCCGAGACCGGGATAGATGATCGGCAGGTAGGTCTGCGACGTCCGCGTGCAGGTGCCCTGCGGAGTCGCCAGGTTGGCGCGCAGCGAGAATCCGTTCGCGCCGGGCACAACGGAATTAGGGGAGGTCAGCCCGATCCACACCTGCGCGCCGCTGGCGTGCGTAGTGGGGCCAGACCCCGCGCCGATGCCGCGCGCGACTTTCACCGAGCCCGCGAGCGTCGGAGTGCCGACGGTCTGCATCAGTTCGCCGTCGATATAGAGATAGGTCTGCCCGGCGGTTACATTCGCAATCGAGGCCAGATTGATTACGTTGGCAGTGGTGGAAGTGATCGCGGCGCCGAGCGTGGTCGAGGGCGTGGTGACCTGCGCCTCTGCCTGATTCACGAACGCGGACGCGAGCCCGATGACCGCGACGAGAGAGAGCTTCAGAATTTTATTCATGATGTTTTTCCTTGGGGTTTGGAGCGCGCACGGACGCGTTTCCGCGTCCGTGCGTCAGCGCCTGAATTAGCCGAGAATCGCGCAGCTGTAGTACTCGGAGTACCGCGAGCCGATTCCGAAAATGCACTCCGCGCGGAACGTCTTCGTTCCCGCGTAAGGCCCGCTCGAATTCCACTGCCAGATGCACCGGATGCTGATCTTGGTGTCGGGATCGGTCATCACGACGCACTTCGAACCGTAATCGCTCACGTCTTCGAGTTCGATGAACGCGGCGGTGTACGCGCCCTTCTGCATCGCGATCGCGGTCGTGTAACCCACGCCCGAAGTGCCGGCCATCGTGATGACGGCGCCGTCGGCGGGAGAGTTCGAGCAGTTCTGGTAAGGACCGCTCGTGACCATGGTCGGGAAGATCTGCATCGTCAGCGCGCCGGCCGCGTCATTGACGGGCGCGGTGAGCTGCCACTGGGCGAGCACGTTGCCGGTCTGCAGCCGCGAATCGGGATTGACCGCGTAGCAAAGCGCGAACGTGAAGCGGTCCTGCGCCAGGAGAGCGGCCGAAACCCAGTTCTTAGTCAGGATCGAAGATCCCTGCTGACCGGCGCCGTTCACGACGCCGACCGTGGTCCAGGTTCCGCCGGTGGTGAAGGGAACCTGCTCATCGGTCATAAAATCGAACCCGAAGTGGTTGCCCAGCTTGCCGGTCAGATCCTGCTTTCCGACCACCTGCTGCGGATTGAACAGGGTCGAATAGGCGGTAACCAGCCCCTGGCTGATTCCGCTGTTGAGGATCACGACGCGGTCCGTAGGCGGCGCGAGCAGCTGGTTCATCTTGGTCTGCGCGCCCGCGTAAGTCGCGAGGCTCGACGGCGTGGTGCCGGGCGTGCCCACCCAGTTCGGCGAGGTGGCCGCGATGTACTGCAGCATCAGCAGGTCGATGGTGTTCGCCATGTGGACGATGCCGGGCTTCACGTACTCTTCGTGCTCGTTCGAGTCCATGAACAGAGCTTCTTCGCGGCTGTTGAACATGTAATCGAACTTCACCCAGAAGCCGATCTGCAGCGGTACGCTGGTCCGGACGAGCCCTTCGGGTTCGAACGACTGGCCGGTGCCGCCCATCGTCTTGATAGGCCGCAGCATGTTGAGCGAGTCCCCGATCGGGATGGCGCCTTTAAAAAGCTTCTCGTTTTCGCGTCCGACGAATGCCGGGACGACGCAGTTGTTGGAGAGGATCTCCATCGATCCGGCAGTGCGTTCCTGCCGTACGATTTCGTAATTGTCAGCCACGTGGGGCTCCTTTTGAGGTGTGGTTTAGGAGTTCTGCCCGCGCGGCGTATGGTGTCGCCAATGCTGGGTTTCGGGTTGCGTCGCGCGGGCCCGAAAGCCGACGCGTCGCGAAATAAGGCGCGTCTTACCGCGCGTGCTGCGTTCGCTGCCAGGCCTTATACGCGGGATTCAGCGTGTGCGTGCCGGGCACGTATAACGGCGGCTTGCCGTCCGGAGCGGCAGCGCCGCCCCGAACGACAGTCTCCGCGCTCGGCTTCGGCTTCGGCTTTACTTCCGGCACGGCGGTTTCCGCCTTCGCCGGCAGCTTGTCCGGGGCCTTTGCTTCGCGCGCTACCTTTCCCTCCAGGCGATGGAACGCGACAAGCGCGTCCTGTTCACCCTTCGGGCCGCTCTTGTAAATGTCGATCAGATTCTGGAGCTGCTTCGAATCCTTGCAGAAGGTGTAGAAGAGATCGTCATTGTTCGGCGACTTCGCGATCGCCCAGAACAGCGACGGGCACTCTTTGCCCAGATCGACGCTCAGCGCCGCGCCCTGCCCGCCTTTGATGACGGCGTCCCAGTCGTCGTATTTCTTCGGACCGTCCGCGATCCGCGCGTTGTAGCCGTCGATCGTCTCGCGCACTTCGGCCGCCTGCGCGGCCTCCGCGTCGCGTTTCCCGATCTCGCGTTTGGCGACGTGCGCGATCCGAGCCTCGTCGTAAGCGGCGTCGTCCGCGAAATCGGCGCGTTTCGGCGCGGCCGCGGGGTCGACAGTCGCGACGGATGGCGCGCCTTTCGTCTTCAGCGCGTCGAGTTCGGCGCGCATGGCGCCGATCTGCTCGTCGCGCAGGCGCAGTTTGCGGTTGAATTTCCGCTCGTCTCCGGAGGCGCGTTTTTCGGGCACGACGGGAGCGGCGGCCGCTGCGGCCTTATCGGCCACGGCTTTCGCGATCGCTTCCGGCGTCGCCGCGGCGGCTTTCGCGGCCTTGTAGGCTTCGAACTTCTCCGCGGGCGTAAGCGGCGCCGTTTCGGCGGCCGGTGTTTCGATTACTGCTGAATCAGGCATTGTCTCCTTGCGGTGGTTGTGCTTCCTGCGCGGTTTGCGCCGCGTCCGCGTCCTGGCTGGCGCCTTGAGCGCTCGCCGCCGATGCCGTAGCTGCCGCAGCTGCCGCCGTATCGCGCTGGTGCGCGTGATCCACGGCCTGCGTTGCCGCGTCGTGAGCCATTCCGAGTTGGGTCTCCAGCAGCGAGGCCTCGCGGTCCGCCTGCGCGTCGTCGGCGTCGAGCGATGCCGAGACCTTCGCGACCGCGAGCCGCGTCAGATTGTCGCGGACGTTCGAACGCTCGTTCGCCTGAACCTGCGGCAGTTTCGCGGCGGCTTCCATGCCTGCCTTCTGAAGTGCCTGCTGCAGCAGCTGAATCTGTTGGGTTGCCTGCTGTAATTTGCCCTGCATCGCCGCGGGGTTGGGCGTGTCGCCCTCGCCGCCGGGCAGCAGGTCCGCAATCTGATCGACCTTCGGGTTCCCCGAGCCCAGCATGCGCGCGTAACGCGCCGCCACGCCGGGGATCTGCAGCAGCTGCGGAGCGGCTTTGAACAAACCGTCCAGATTGCCGATGGCCTGGCTGTTGCGATCTTCCGGGCTCGGCCCCGCGTCCACGCGCACGCTGTAGCGGCCGATCGTAATATCGTGCCGCATCGTCTTCAGCGTTCCGTCATCGTTCTTTCCGCCGCCGGGGTGCGGGAAATCCTGGTTGATGAGCTTCTGCTCGTTCTCCCCGTCCGCGCCGATCACGGTCGCCGCGCGCGCCGAATCCATCAGCAGCGGGAAAATCTTAATCCAGCGCCGGTACATCATCGCGACCGCGCTGTTCACGCCGTCGGGATAGCTGAACGTGCCCTTGTTCGATTCGGCCTGCAGCGCGCGGATCGCTTCGCCCGACTGGTCGGCCGTGCGCTTCCCGAGCGATGTCGCCGAGTACGCGCTCGCCGCCTGAATCGCGTCTTTGAAGAACGCCGCTAGCCCCAGCAGCCACTGGATCGACGCCTCCATCATGTTGCGCTGCGGCGGCGGCGCGAACGTCGCGCGGCCCGTCGTTTCGTCTACTACCTGGACGGTTTCGTATGCCAGCCAGGCGTGATCCTGCGTCGTCGCCGTGGCCCACTTGTTCACGCCGTCGTCGCCAACGTCGTCGAACTGCCCCTTCGCGCCGATGAACGGCGCTTTGGGCACTTTGCCCGCGATCTCCATCATCGACGTCGCGGTGTAATTCAGCGCCCGCGACGGATCGATCATGCCCTCGACCAGCGAGCCGCGATACAGTTTGCCATCGATGTAAGTCTCGGGTCCGAGGACCGCGAGCGCGGGGATGTGATCGTCGATAAACTCGGTTTCGTCGAGCACTTCGAGCGCGTCCACCACGTACTTCGTGCAGACCCGCGTCGGGACCATGCGCTCGTAGTCGCTCGCGTCGCCGTCCTGGTCCGTCTTCGGCACCACGCCGGGCTTCAGATTCTTCGCCTCCGCGTCGAACCGCATCACGTTGTCGGTGTACATGCGCTTTTTGCGCAGCTTCACCTCGACCAGCCAGAACTCCGCGACCCAGAACGGCCCTTTGCCGTTCGTCGTCCATGTATTAATCGAACTCTGGTCGCCCGCCCAGCCGAACATGTTCTGCGCGCCGCCCACCAGCATGCCGACGAAACCGCGGTCGAGCACTTTGCGCTTCTTGCCGTACTCCAGCTCGTACCCTTCGCGCGACAGAATCCGCGGCCCTTTCATGGCGCGCAGCGAGTCTTCGCGGTTCTGCCCCTTCGCCAGCGGATCGAACCACCACATCGTCGGGTCCGGGTTATCGATGACGTGCAGCTCCTGGTCGAGCGAATTGTCGTCGACGTAGCGCGTGCCCCACTCGATCGCGCCGTAGCCCGAAATCGCGGAGTACTTCCCGGCGCTCACGTACGCCTGTTTGCCGTCGCTCGCGTATTCCGTCTGCCGGATCAGCCCCGCGATCACGTCCGCGGTTTCGGCCGTGGCGCCATCGCTCACCGGGTGGCAGATCGGGCCCGGCGGGTTGAGCCGGATGTCCGTCTCGACCTGCGCGATCACGGGCGCGATTTCGTTGATTTCGAGCATCGGCCGGTGCGCGGCGTCGCGGCGCGAGCGCTCGGCCGCGTCCCACATTTGACCTTGTGCCACATACATCTGAAGCCGGAGTTTCATCCGAACCCGCAAGTCCCTCTCGTGGGTCTGGCATTCATCCAGAAACCTTCGAGCCATCCTCGCTATGTCTTTGTCGTCGGAGGGATCAGAAGGCATGTTGTACCGGTACTGGTAAGGCGCTTTTGAACCTTGTAAACACTGGGGTTTCAGCGCAACATTGAACTTGGTGAACTGGGTTATTTACGCGCTGAAAAATCCGCGCACGAACGAAATTCGGTACATCGGATGGACGGGAAAAACCGTTGAACGGCGATTGCATTTCCATCTGACCGAGTCGATCAGGCTGAAAAAAACGCGCAAACAAAAATGGATCATGTCGCTTCTCGGCAGCGGGCTTACTCCATTGATCGAAGTGATTGAATCGGGTGACGGCGCTGGATACAAGGACGCCGAGCGCCGATGGATCGCGTTCTATCGCGCGAATGGTGCGCGCCTTGTGAACGGGACAGACGGCGGCGATGGTACGCCCGGATGGGGAACGCATGAGCAGCGCAGCGAAGTTGCCAAGAAAAGGGATGCGAAGCTGTCTCCCGCAGAACGAAGCGCTCGGTCGAAAAAAGGGGCTGACCTCTTCATTGCAAGCCGGACGCCTGAACAACGCAGTCAGTGGTCTGAAGCACAACGCGCGAAAACAACCCCGGAGCAACTCAGCGAGTGGGCCAAAAAAGCCTGGGCTGGAATGACGCCGGAACAGCGGACCGAGTTGCGAAAAAAGACGGCCGAAAACATCGCGCCCGAGCAGTTCACCGCAGCGGGCAAAAAGGCGTATGCGACAAAGACCGCCGAGCAGCGCGCCGCGTTCTCGCGCGCCGGAAACGCGAAGCGCTGGGCCGCTAAAAACGCCGGTTAGTTGAGTTGTGAAATCCACTAGTTTTTGAAGCTGAGAACCTTGTTCGAATCGGGCGGCGGCGTGATCAGGACGCTCTCGCCGAACCGCTCCTCCACGCTCGCGGCGTACTGCAAGGTTTCGCGCGGACTCGTGCATTTCTCGTCGAGCGAGCCGAAGTTCAGATCGAGATCGGCCAGGCGGTGCAGGTAGGACGCCGCGTATTTCTCGTCGAGAAAGTTTCGGTGTTCTTTCTTCGCCGGGTTCGGATCCACGCCCGAAATGACGGTAAGTGCGCTCCTGCAGGCCAGGTTCATTCCGTCGCTCGCGCGGTACAGAAGATCGGTGTTCTGGGTCGGGTACCTGACAATGATGTGCGTTGCGGGCTTAGGCGTACGTGTATCCTCCATGCGGGTTCGTTCCGGGTTTGGGGCGCTTCTTCTTCGCGCCGGGCGTGGCCTTCGCCATGTTGCGGATCGACATTTTCATGCCGGGCTTAACGCCCCTCTGCGCGCCGATCTCGC